AATATTATTGGTGAAGATTTGAAAGTTGAATATTATGATATGTTTAAAGTGTTAAATGATAAATGGGTTTCAGGTAACAATTTCTCCGAAGATACATTTTTGGAGTCATTTTTATTTTTAGACAAGGCTAGTAGAGATATTGGAGATGAAGTTTTAGTTGATATTTTTAAAGTAAAAAATAAAATTTCAAATGTTACACCACAGACATCGGTATATACTGTAATTGCGGAGATATTAAAAGACCATCACTTTGTTACATTTACGATGCCGTCGTATATTAATTTCTACAATAGAAGAAATAATGAGGGACCACAAGAAATGGCTCAATTAATGTTTGGTACTTATTCTGAAGTTGACTACTCTGAAACTTCAACCAAATTTGTAAATATATTATCAACCGACCCATCAACTAACACTTTAGTTGAAAGTAAACATAATGGATATTGTGATGATGGTTTTGAGTTAGGTAGAGCACAAAATAATCCTAATGTTAGATTAAATACATCGACAGATGAAAGGTCTAATAAGGTTGTTGGTTTTGCTGTAGATTTTGGACTACAAAGACAACAGATGTTCCATAATTTAAATTTGGCTCAAGATGTTGGTAAGGCGACTTCAGAATCATTGTTAATGGAATATAATTTGGCACAATTAACATCAGGTAAAAAGTCACAAACTCAAAATGTTAGTCTTTTTAATTTATATAAAAATAGAAGTTACTCTTGTACAGTACAATCAATGGGTAATGCAACTATACAACCAACAATGTATTTTACCCTAAGAAATGTACCTATGTTTAACGGGCCTTATCTGATATTAGAAGTTAACCACTCAATATCACCAGGTTCGTTTGAAACCACATTCCAAGGGGTTAGACAAAAAATATTCACATTAAAACAAAGTGAAAACTTTTTAGCGTCTATTAAGATGGAGTTAGGTAAAAACTTTTATTCTGAAATTAAAAGACAAAAAGAACAGTTAAGTAAGTCAGCAACAACAGTTAATCAACAAAATACACAAACGACTAATTCAGTGAATAATACTCCTGAAAACAAAAATAATGAAAATTGTGAACCAAATACTGCTTACTCAAGTTTTGTTAAAATTACTGGTGAAACAAAAACATTATCTTATAATAGGGTTATTGAAGAGATATCGTTTGTGGCAGACACATTACAAAAAAGAGCTGCTCTGTTTACTATAATTTATTTATCAAACGAATCGAATGGAAATATAAAGTTATTTAATAATAACTTAACTAATGTTAATCTAAAAAGAAAATGGTCTGGAGAATTACCAAGTAAATTTAATAAAGAGTATACCTGTTTAAATTTTGGTACTGAATTAATACCTATTGTTAAATTCCCAAATATAACATATAATTTGGAGTTTATGAATTTGTATTTGAAAAATTTCTATCCTGATTTACAATATGCGACCGATGATACAATAGTTGAAGAATTAACCAAATTTTATATCAAATATTGGTCTTTACAGTCAAAACAAGATGACGCTTATTATGACGAGTATATAAATAAAAACGCCGTTGAGTATGGACAAATTTTACAAAAAGTTAAAAATGCATACGCGATTATAAATCCGGTTAATTTGAATACCCCATCAACTGCGAGTACACAAAGTAATAGTAGTAACACTAATAACAATTTAACTAATTCCCAACCAACACCTCCTTTAACATCAAACTATCAATATACAATAAGTGCACCACCAATGTTTGAAGAATTAACTATAACTGTCAATCCTGATATTGACGGACCAAGAGTTATATTCTTAGTTGAATACGGATATAATATTACTGCTAATTGTGCGGAAGGAACAGGAACCAACCAACAGTTTTCAACAGATTATATTTCTTCAAACGGACAAACATTTAATATTACTGCTGAAGATTTATTACAAGAAGTAGATTGTACAGGTTCAGGCTCTCAAGGTAATTACGAATTTCAAATTATGATTCATACAAGACCTGTTTTAAGTAATGGTCAAACAGATACTACAAGGTCTGATTATTATAAATCGTACCCAATTACTATGACATTTTAATTTATTAGTATATTTATAAATAAAAACTTATGAGTACAAAAGAAGCTTTAGACAGATATCTTGGTAAAAACACAAGAATTGCTGAGACCGATAAAGGTAATGGTTATAAAGAAGTTTGTGATTTAGACACTGGCGATTGTTATACAGTGAGAATGAAAGATGGTCTAATTGAAAGAGTTAACAATACTATGACTGTAAATAAAAAAATTAATGTGGAGACAACTCAAGGATATAAACAACTTTTAAATGGTTAAGAAAATGGATTTATCTAAAAAATTATTAGAAGAATTAAAAAGACACAACAAAATTAATAATTATATCTTTGAACAAGACGCACCTCCACCACCTGATTTAGGTGGCGATGTACCACCTGCAGAACCTGCGGCGGCACCGGCTCCTGAAGCTGCAGCTCCCGCACCTGAACCATCAGCTCCTGTAGATGTGGAATCTGACCCTGATGTTGAAAAAATTGGTGATGAAAAATCTGAAGAGTCAGACACTGAAGAATTGGATGTTACAGAACTTGTAACTTCACAAAAAAATATGGAAGAAAAACAAACTGAATATTTTCAAAATCTTTTTTCACAAATACAAAATCTTGAAAGTAAATTATCTGAAATGGATAAAATTATGGATAAGATAAATAGTATTGAAACTAAGATTGAAAAATATCGTGAAAAAACTCCACAAGAAAAATTAGAATTAAGAAGTTTAGATTCAGGACCGTTTAATCAAAAGTTAACACAATTTTTTGATGACAAACTTGAAGATATTGAAAAGTCTGGTAAAAATGAATATGTTATCACTCCTGATGACGTTGAAAATTATTCGCAAGCTGAAATTAAAAACAGTTTTAATAATTTAGATAGTGAGGAGGACGATACCAATACTTTCACTTATAGATAATTTTTTATTTGACTATCACGGCTGACACACTTATATTTGTTTATTAACTATTAATTTATATATATCATGGCGACAAATTCATTAGATGCTGTTCTCGCTCAGTATGAAAAAGCGAAAGGTGGCTCAAACGGAGCTAACAAAATGTCTCAAGAAGACAGAATGAAAAAATATTTTGCGGCTATCTTAACGCAAAATGAAACATCGGGACAGAAACGTCTTCGTATTTTACCAACTCCTGACGGGTCATCACCTTTTAAAGAAGTGTGGTACCATGAAGTACAAGTTGAGGGTAAATGGAATAAAATCTATGACCCAGGTAAGAACGATAACGAACGTTCACCTTTGACTGAAATTCATGACGAATTAATGTCAACAGGTAAAGAATCCGATAAAGAACTTGCAAAATCTTACAAACCTCGTAAATTTTACATTGTAAAGGTTATTGACCGTGACAATGAAGCTGACGGAGTTAAGTTTTGGAGATTTAAGCACAACTACAAGAACGAAGGTATCTTGGACAAAATCATTCCAATTTGGAAGGCTAAAGGTGATATCACAGACCCTGTTAATGGACGTGATTTAATCATTGAATTAGCCAAAGCGAAAACTCCAAAAGGTGCGACCTACACAGTTATTCAAACTGTAATGCATGACGACCCATCACCTGTTCACGCAGACTCTGAAACTGCTAAGTCATGGATTGAGGACCCGCTTACTTGGTCGGATGTTTACTCTAAAAAACCTGTTGAGTACTTGGAAGCAATTGCTCGTGGAGAAACTCCAAGATGGTCATCTGAATTGGGTAAATATGTTTACGGTGATGAAGCATCTGAAATGAGTGTTGGTGGTGGAAACATGTCAATTGTTGACCCACAAGCCGGTGACGAACCTGATGGTGATTTACCATTCTAATTTATATGGATGGACACTTGCATTGACAAAGTGTCCATCCTTTTTTACTTTTATAGAAACAATTTAAACGCATAGACATTTATGGCAATAAAGAAAAAAGAATTTTCATTAGATGCAATCAAAAACAAGTATTCTACAAAGACTAAATACAAAGAT